CCCCACCATACGACGGACATTTCATTCCGGCAGTGATGGTCATTGCCGGACGCCCGTCATTCAAATCGATATAGAGTCCCCTGGCCATCAAAACTCTCCCAGAACAATGCGCCCACCGTTCGACAAATTGACAGTGACACCGTTGTTATTGATCGTGACTCCTCCTGTTGAGTTGGTAAATCCAAACTGCCCATTTTGGGCGTAAACCCCGCCACGAACCGTGACATTATTGAATTCAGCAGAACCATTCTTGTTGATGGTCCAGCCTGCTGTACCCGCACTGTAATTATTCGACTGAATGACATTTCCGATCTTGGCATTGGTGATAGTGCCATCCTGAATGAAGGTGTCACGGATAAACGTCTGCCCATTCTGGATAACGAACGGCAGTGTTACGGTCCCTCCAGCCTGAGACATCACCGCAAATCGGTCAGCCAGGAACAACACCTGCGACTGCATTCCTGATGGAGTATTCTGAACACCAATACCCATGCCTGCGGCATACTGGCGACCGTTAGCATCAACAGCAACCTTAATGCTGTACATCGCATTCAGGTTATTGTTGATGTCAGCTGATACCTGAGCATTCTGGACAATAGCGGCCTGATGGCCATTTACAGTGACCTTCAGCGAATTGATCTGAGTTGCCGAAGCCTGTGTGAAGTCAGCAAGCGTCTTTGACAGATCAGTGACATTCGCGGTGTTTCCACCGGCACTGGAGTCAAGGGTGCGCAACGACTCAGCAACAGCTTTACTGGCATCGGCCATTACATTATCGACCCGCTCAATACCGGCTTTGTTATCGCCATATTGCACGCTCAGAAGGTTACGCTGGTTAACCTGAGCGAGCGTGCTGGTGATCAGCGCGATAGCATTGTTCTGAATACCGCCGCTGGCCTTATCAGTTTGTGCACCCAGTTCTTCCAGACGTGATGCCATTGAGGAATCGAGGTCCGTGACTACCTGGCTAAGATCAGTGATTGATGCTGTATTCTGAGCACCTACAGCAGCAGCTGAATCAGCTTTATCAGAGGCGGCCTGCGTGGCAGCAGTCAATTGGCTTACCGCAGAAGCGCGCGCTTCAGTTTCCGTCGCTAATGCCTGGCGAATATCAGTAATACCGGCTTCATTCTGCGCAGTTTTTGCCTCAAGGCGGGTAACATCCGTGACTCGCGCTTCCGTTTCAGTGGCGATCACCTCCCTGAGCTGTTCGAATGTCGCAGAGTTAGCACCCTGCTGCGCAGTCTGGCGCACAACAACATCAGCAATAGCCAGGGCGTTGCCAATGATTGCTTCTGCTGTCTGCTTATTCGAACCTACTGCTGCAGCCAGACCATCGGCGTTCTCCTTAATCGCATCAGACAATTCGGCCAGTTTCTCGCTACTTTCTACGGCACTCTCAATCAGATCCTTGAATACCTCAGAATCTTTAATTTCCTCCAGGATTGCATTGGTGATATCACTGAAGTCGTCCGTTGGTTTTCCAGAAGCCTCTACAAATCCTGAAACGCCAAATGCATTACGAGTTCGAACATAAACGTAATAAACATGGTCAAACTTAAGTTTTTGGATGGTCCACTGATTGCCACGGCCAAGGAATTGAGCTTTATTCTCAATGTCGTCGGACAATGGAATCGGAGTCTCACCTGCGTACCAAAATTCAAAAGAAGTATCAGATGTGGCAGTAACAGACATGACCGGAACTAAAGTGGCCTGAAGTGGGCCAGGTATCCACTGAACCGAGTTCGGGGGATTAGGCGCTCCGATAATCAGGCTTACCTGAGTCTCAGCGCCTTTCATTCCATTTTCGTTTCGACCACGAACCCCAAGCGTGTAACTTCCTGCATTCAGGCCGTAAAACTCATATCGGAACTGATCGGTCTCATACTGCGCAACTAATTTCCCATCAGCACTGTAAACGTACAGTTCAAACATCAGCTTTTTAGTGGTTGTAGCTGTTTCCCAGGTTGCTGTGACCTGAATGGTCTCAGAATTTGTGTTAATGATGCGCAGATTTTCAATGTTTGGCACGCGGTAGCCGTTCAGCGTATCGCTGGGAACTTCAAACACTGCACCCTCGTCAACGATGGCCTGTTTGTTGGGGTCGTGCAATGAGGCCGTTATGCTGTATACGGAGTTGTTTTCCGTTTCGGCAACGCTCAGTATCCGGAAAAGGCGAATCGCAACGCTTGCGGTTGAAATGGCAAATACAGTTCCCGCCCTCACCCATTCAGGTTCGTTTTTGAGTGTGACGTTGTTTCCGTTAACGCCATCAATCTCATAGCGAGAGAACTTTCCGTCCCTCCCCATAATCGACATAGTGGAGCCGTCCGTTACTACCGAGGAATCAACCGCGTCAACCGTTATCACCCTCCCGGAATGAGAAACAATTCTCCCCCCGAGGCGAGTTCCTGCGTAGTCATTATCCATGACCTCAACGATATCACCGGGCGTGAAATGAATGGCATCTCGGGCCATCTGGAATGTTAATCGACTGCTCTCACGCTTTGCAGTTTCCAGTAGCCACTTCCCTGCTCGCCATGCCTGCCCGCGAGAGGTACACCCGAAAGCCTCAAGGGTAGTCTCGTTGTAATTTCCACGTGCAATCATGTCGTCATCGGATACGTACTCTTTTACCTGCTCCCATCCGTTGTCGGGGTCAGTCCAGGACACTACAACCGCATTGTATTTCTCTGAACGCTTTACAGAGCTTCGTTTGAACTCGCCATTCACAACGTTGGCGTTCGTGATTGTCGCAATCGGATCCTGTGGAGCGTCCAGCATTACGGACAGGCGCATCCCGTCCCACAGCGCTATGCCACGGAACATGCCTGCAATCTTGTCCAGAATGTCACGCGCGCTGGCCTGCTCTGTGATGTAAGCGTTAAGCGTCATGCGTGGCTCTTTGCCACCGTACCCATCATCAACAAGCTGATCGCAATACTGAGACAGAATATACAGCGCGCCGTCATCCACATCGATGTATCCGGCACGTTTAGCCAGTCCGAAGCGGGTATTCTTCGCCAGCTCTCTGAACAACCATGCCGGGTTGTTAGTCCATGCCTGCTTAAATCCACCCAGCCATAAACCGGAGTAGGTGCGTGCTATCGGATCATAGTTGTCTGGTACAGACACAATCAGTCCGCGAAGATGGTAGGTGCGGCTTGGAGTGTCAGTGTACTGGTCGCGGTCAATAACGGCTCCAGCGATGGCTGAAAATGGATAGCTCAGATTGTCGTCGGTGATTTCACTGTAGCTATTCCAGGTAGTGCCGTTGGACAGCAAATCGCTGCTGCTGTCCGGTGTAATGCGGCGAACGCGAATATCAAACGGCTTGATATCTGGAGCATCAATAAGATGGGCCTCAAGATATTCGCCTGATATCTTCCCGGTGATGGTCACGGTCTTTTCAATAACCCAGCCTGAAGCGCCAGTTCTGCTCTCCAACACCAGAGTGACGGACGTGTTTTTCTGATTGCCTTTGGTGTCCTGCTCGACCAGTCCGGTCACACCAACGTTAAACCGCACCCGGGTAACGTCCTGATCGGTTATGGTGCGAACCAGCGGAGTATCATAGGTTACTTCGGTGTTTACGATGGTGGTCGCTTCAATAGCAGAGAAGCCATTAATGGGGGATTGCGTTTCAGAGCCGGGGCGCCACGCTACGCTAATTCCATTCACATTAACGTTTCCGCTTGCATCCGTGATTGGCGTCTTGTTAAGCATAAAAGATGACATGTGTTCCTGATCGACAGGCCCTGCAATCGGACCTTCCGATATCAGATCGAGAACCCGGTAAAACTGTTTTGATTTGAGGTTATCGTCGAGGAGTTTTGGGGTTGATGCTTTACCACCACCTGAAGACATATAGCCACCTTAGCCTATTGATTCTGTCCAGTCGGAATTATTAGAAGTGTCGATCCCGAGGCTGATTACGTTACTCCCAACAGCCATTTCTCCGAGAAGGATTGGTACCGCCCGGCCCTGGCCTACCCGGTTCTCAGCACTGGTAAAAGAGTTGTTTGTGAGCGTATTGGTCTCTGCGGCTTCTGCGGAGGTTTTGGTCTTCATGTTGCGTGACATGTAAACCGAGTAAGCTACCGAAGCCACGCTGACGGCCACCGCAATCCATGCGGCCGCAGCAGCAGAAATGGCCCCCTCAACTACCGGCACGAACAGAACCACAGAGCCATCTTTAAGGTGGCGGTCCAGATGCCATTGCATCGCAGATGCCTCAACATCCTCGCCCGCCACCCGCACCCGCAGCTTTGTATTGAGAAAGGATTTTTTGAATTCGAAATCCTGCGCCAGAAGAAGGCGTAATCCCTGCGCTGGAGTATCAACGTTCAGGGATATCTGGCGGTAAAATCGGCGTAGATTGCCTGCAAATTTAAAGATGAGCACTGTTCGTGTCTCCAGATTGAATGCGTCTGCTTGATGTATGCCGGGCGCATTTGTTCTCGTCTGCTTAGGTGTCCGGCATGGTCATGGTGAAGTACCAGGTTGTCATGAAGGAGAATCATTGAGTGGCATGGGTCGGCGCCGGGGAATGGCTGTCTGATAATGACGTCGCCTGGTTGTGCATCCTGCGTGGATACCTGATAGAAGCCATTGACCTGCATATTGGCGAGATAGAGATTTTCTCCCCGCAACCACCATCCGTTAGTCCTCCCGAAGTCCGGCAGGTCGATGCCGCAAAGATGATATGCGTCCCGGAAAAGCGTGTAGCAATCCATAATGCCGTGGTCGAACCTGCGCCCCAGCAGGAGTGGCACAGGCCTGTATTTCCTGATCTCCCCGCCAGATGCCAGCCACCATGACAGACCGGTCATAACCTGCGTCTGCCGGTCAGCACCTGAAAGCGCTGGCTGGCTTTGCGGGTGCGAATGGAAGACCGCTGTAATCTCCCCTTCTTCCTCCGCCGCAAGCCAGTCATCGTCACTTATTCGGAAATGATGCCAGGGCTCTGGATGCACATTCCGACAGCGAAACACTCGCTCGTCGTTCAGGATTAGCGCGCACACTTCATCCTGCGACGATGCCGCATAATCGAGTAATTCTTGCATCAGGAGACCTTTTGAGAGCCGGGGAAACTGCTTATTGGCATTGGTTCAGGACGTGGGTAGCGAAACCGGCAACCGGTACGACGGTGGGAGCATTTATCCTTCGCTGGATCAGTGGTTGGGTTGTCACGCTCATCTGCAACAGGCGGCCCGTCATATCCACACCCGACGCCGCGATACTGCCACTGGCATACGTCGGCGAGAATGGTACGGGCCGGGATGATGGCGTTGTCGCAGTCAATCGGTGTCGCCAGCGTGTATGTCACCTGCTCGAAAGTCTCCTCTGTCATCTCCTCGACAACGTAGCGGGACACCGCCTCCTGTGTCGGGTCAGCGTCAGGGTTCCCGTTCGGGAAATTCACCGCATCCAGATATTTCACAGGAACCTGTCGCCGGGTGATAATAACTCCCAGCATGTCATCAAAGTCATGGTTAATGCCCGTCAATAATCCGGTAACGTTCGCCACTGCCATTGACGGGCGGGCATACGTTCCTTCGTTCTTTGACTCGAATCCCTCCACCGCTATCGGATATGCCTGGTACTGGTTACCTTTCCAGATAACGTTGCCGTAGTAGCCGTTCGTTCCAGAATGGAAGCGGATAAGGTCGCCGCCGTATGGCTGCAGGTCTGCTTCAAAAAGGTCGATGAAAGCCCCGACTCCCGCATCGACACTATCGATAATTAAATTCACTGGTATGTCGCGCACGGCAAACTCCCATTTAAAAAGCCACCCTGGGGTGGCTTATCTTGGCACTTGTTCAAATGTGGCCGTTAGTTCGTATAGCGGCCCGGTCTTTGTCATGCTCCATGAGCGGCAGACAAATAGCTTCTGTACTCCAGTATCAGATGGCGTCCAATAGAACGCTTCAACGGCCATTCGCGCTATAAGGAAAGCATTGGCCTCCTTAGCCGCATTTGGCCGATTGCAGCTACCGTCTACCCCCTTGAACGTCAGCGAATACTTGGCCATTAGTGTGTTTATACCCTTCGTTTGGCGCTGCTCATAACCATCACCAAGCTTAACAACAGCGACATTAGGCGTCCGTTCTGCCGAGTAGCCTTTCTGTGGTGACCAGGTAAATATCTCTGGCACGATTACCTCCGTAGTAATCCATTCGGACGCTGCTGGTCTCGGATGGTGTTCAGGCTTACCTGCTTCATCATCTGCGACATCTTCGCCATGGTGGCATCATCAATGCCACCAGTTGTGTTTATTTCAAAGGTGATGTGCTGGACGAAGCTACCGCCATCACTGCCACCACCGCCCATATCCCGGTTGCTAATCACCCGCCCATTGTCACCCGGTATCATGTACTGACTGCCGTTGCTGGCCTGGTAGATTTCTGGCTTCCCGCCTTCACCCACTCGGTACATTGAGTTGGCGCTGACGGGTCCGCCGTGCTCGCGGGCGCCAGCAACCGCCATCCCTTTAGCTGCCAGGAGTGAGCCAGCATAGGCCGTCTGACCAACAGCAGCAGCACTCCCCATTGTTGCAATAGAAGCACTCATTGCCGCAGGAGCCCATGCCGAAGCAGCAACAGTGGCCTGAGCCATCGTGGATGCAAGTGATGCAGTCGCAGCGGCCTGCCCCATTAACTGACTCTTGGCCCACTCGATCCCCATCTGAACAAGACTACCGACAACGCTGCTAAGAATTGTCGTGCCAATGTTGGCGAAGGACTCCTGCAGGCTTTGGGTACCGTTAATCAGACCGGTAATGGCATTAGTTGCGCCACTCTGAAGGGATTCTACTGTGTCAGCCATGAGCTGGTTGGTGGTGCTCTGGTTGCGCCAGATTTCCCACTGGGCAGCGATTCGCGCCTGCTCATATTCAGTATTGGCAGCATTCATCAGTTCGAGACCACGCTGAGTAATCTGGCCCTTTTGCGTTTCAAACTGCTGGATTAACGCCAACTCCTGAGCGTGCTGGTTAGCAAGCCTCTGAACCGGATCTACCTCACCTTGAGCTGACTGCTGCGGGGTTACAACCTGTTGAGCTCTGATTTTGGCAAGCGCGACCTGATGGTCTTGCTCAAGCTTTTCAGATGCCTGGTTGTATTGCTCTTGAGATAGGATTAGCTGACCGTTAGCATCCTTCTGACCCTTCAAACTCTCAAGAGCTTTCTTCTGCGCTGCGTAATTGGCATTTTCCTTGAGAGTGGGCACTGCATTCTGTGCTTTTAGAGCTGCAGCCTTATCCCACGCAGCCGCCGCATCACGCTCTACCTGAGCGATCTGTTGAGGTGTCGGATTGGTAAGCTTCTGTCGAGCGGCAAGAATGGCCTGTTCCCGAGAGAGATCCGCAGTCGAGTCAGCTGAGAGGTTTGCCTTTTGCCGATATTCCTCCAGAACCTTTGCGTTTCTCTCCGCCTGTGAAGCGCCCTTACTCTGCTCTGTTTTAAGTGTCTTCTGCGCCTGCGTATTTTTATACGTAGCAGCAGCGTCATCTTCCATCTGCTTGGTGTGCGGATCATCTTTCGCAAACCCGGCATCTTCGGCAGCGTATTGCGCCTGCAGCCTCGCGCGGGCCTCACCTTGCAGTTTCGAAAGGGCAAGGTTTCGCTCGGATTGCTTGATGAGGTTCTTCTGGCCAGCGGTAAGGTTATCGATCTCCTTTCTCATGCTGGCCGTGCTGATTGCGGCCTGTCCAGCAACAGCAACCAACTCCGTCAGCGGTCTCAAAAATGCAATAACAGCTTCCGTTCCCGACTTTGTCGAACTTTCTGTGTTCTGAAGTTCAAGAACGAGCTTTTGAAGTGCCTGAGGTGATGGATTATTGGCTACATCAGAAAGCTGCTTGCTTAACTCGAATGCTCGCTGCTCCGATATACCAAATTTATCCGCAAGTGTGGTAACAGTGTTCTGGATCGCGTTAGCGTTAACGGTGAATTTCGCCCCGGCGTTCCTTGCCTGCTCCATTGCTGCAGAGTAGGTGTCAGCTGTTACACCGACTGTCGAAAGGTTTTTGTTGAATTCATCAATCGACGCAATGCCACCAACGAAAGAGGTTCTCAGCTTGTCGGTAAAGCCAACAATGGAGCTGGAGGCATCGTTAATTGATTTAGGGATCTTCGCTATAGCAGCGTTGTACTCAATCATTGCCTGATTTCTCAGGATGGTTGCTGCCTCTGCGTTGGTTCTTGCCAGGTTGGCGTACTTATCTGACAGGGCGGCCACACCATTCTGAGAGACGGTAATGACCTTATCCATTGCCTCCGCAGCATCCTTCAATGCATCCATGGCGTTCTTACCGCCATTAAGCGAGGTGATCAGCACGCCAGCAATCACTGAACTGAGCGCAATGAATGCCCCAACCACTGCTCCACCAGGACCGAATGCGCCAGCCAGTTGCGAGCCCTGCTGAGCGAACGCCACCAAAGCAGATTGCCCACCCTGCACCTGGATAATGAAGTCCTGAACCTGGTACCCGGCCTGCTGCATGCTGGTTTTCCAGCTACCAGTGCCTTTTGCGCCATTTTCAACGCCAGTCTTCATGTCATATAAGCGACCAGTAAGCTCGCCGATCTTCTGCTTCTCTTCGTCGGTGGCTTTCGACCCAGCTCTGAGCTGTGCAGCTAGGACTGCGGCACTGCGCGCGCCATTCTCCTGCGCTTCGTCCAATACCGCCAGCTGGTTACCCAGCGCCTCGATGATGGACTCTGCACGACTGAATTCACTGCTCGCACCGCCGGTACCGCTGCGGGCCTCTTCCATAGCGCGGGCAATGCCGCTAACGTTGGTGTTCAGCTTGCGAAGCTGGTTGTCCATGGAGTTGGCATAACCAGCCAGTTCAGTAAATGCGGACCCGGTCTGGGATGCGCTCTGATCAAGGTTATCCATTCCCTTGCCGGACTGCTGGGCTGCAGCATCCAGTTTATCCAAAGCATCAATGGCCTGTTTCCCGCCCTGCAGCAGCGGTTCAACGTCGGCGCTGATTTCATAAACGATGCTACCGGCGTTCTTCTCACCTGCCATGTCATTCTCCGGGCAATAAAAAACCCCGCCAGAGCGAGGTTTGTTTTATAAACAATGGTTAATTACACTGCGATTTATGTACCAATTCAAACTGTTTGTTTTCTATCTTAATTTGGTTTTTACCTAATTCACCGGATGACGCGAGTGAGGCCATTGGATATTTTGAAGGTTTTATTGTTACGTATCCTGTTTTAACCTCGTAAACAAAGCGAGCGCCTATTCTGCTGAGGTCCGTTCTTCCACTAACAACACCACATACAGACTCTTTTTCCGCATCACCGTTTACTTCTAATGAGCTGAAATCAAGCCCATACTCAGGGTTAAAGTCATTATCACATTTTGCAATAGCACTCTCTTGTGCAATAGCGCCACCAGACGCCATCAACTTCCACTTGTCACATTCACCGGGCTTATAGCGAGATTCTAACTTCTTAGTCACCGCTGCTTTAGCTAATGCAATAGCGGCGTCAGTATTTGCAAAACTCGGAGCAGCAAAAATCAGAATCGCTACCGTTAACAACCTCTTCATATCCCTATCCCCTTTGATAAATGTGACAAAAGAGTAGCAGGGATCCGGCAACGACAAAACCAGCTTATGCCAAAGCCTTTTTCCGTCGTGCGGCCTGTTTAGCCAGGTACTCGTCGGCGATGCTGTCGTACTCATCGCGTGTGAAGCCTTTCTGGTCCGGGTATTTCGCAGCCAGCAGCATCTGAAATTCAGTCATCGTTAATTGGGCGGCTTCGGCGCGGTTCATGCCAAAGTGGCTACGTGCCGCACTGATGTAGTCGAAGGCCTTAAACTCTGTAGTGCGCCCACCAGTCTCGTGGCGCTGCAACTGGCGAACCTTTGCCTTTCCGACGACGCCGTGCTGCATGAGGTGCTGCGCCAGTACGATAATGTCGTTCTTAGGCATCTGGCCCGGGCGGTAGACGACGCAGTGCCGCCACCCTTTCCACTCGCCGATCATTGGCGTCAGGTCGTCCTCGCAGCATGCCTGCAGCACCAGCATGCACGTCGATAAAAGCTTCTCAGCGGCGCGATTAAACGAAGAAGACAGCCATTCAGGAAAGCGCCCCAGCGTGCCAGCGCAGACCTCAAACAACTGAGCGACGTGATTTCCGTGGATGGTGGCGTATGCCTGCACAATCTCTTCCGGGCTGCCGATCCTGGTCATGGCCTCGAATGAAGGTCGCAGCAGGTAATCCTTCCCGCCTTCGCGGCTGTCGCTGATAGAGAGTTCGCCAATATCGGTTAAAGCGGTCATAGGCCTTCCAGTAAACGGTCATTATCAAGGGCGGCACGCCGCCCTTTGGAATGTCCGTTAGGTAACGGTAACCGTATGCACGGCCACAAAGTTGCCGTCTTCGGTGTTGATGATGATCTGCGCGCTGCCTGTGGCAACACGCGTCACGGTAACGGTGCTGCCGGAGGCGGTGGCCGTTGCCTTGGTCGCATCGGTAGTCGCTACAGTGAAGTCTTTGTTGGTTGCGCCGGTTGGTGCGATGTTCACCGTGAAGGTGCTGGTACCGCCTGCCGTGCCGGTGCTGGTTGCCGGGGTTACCGTCACGCCAGTCACCGCAACCGCAGTGATTTCGTTCACTTCGATGGTGCTCGCGTCACCGACTTTGAACTCGGTGGAGAATGTGACGATATCGTTGGTACCGCCGTCAGAGCTCAGTGCCGTGATGTTCATGTAGCCGATGAATTCGACCGGACCGTAGTCCATTCGCACCCAGATCCCAGGCTGGCGCTTGGCCTTCAGCTCGTCAGCGAAATACTTGATGAACTTGCCAACGCCGTACTGATCCAGCTTGTCCTTCTTGCGCACTTCACCTTCAAAGCTCAGGGTGAAATCACTGTTGGTGATGATGGTCTCGACATAGCCGCCGCCGTCATCCGCATCAGAGGTAACCGAGTTAGGGTTGAAGTCGAAGCCCTTCGACGTACCAGCGGCCAGCGCCATCCACTCACCTTCGAGTGGTTTGACGTCCGGGCAGCCATCGGCGACTTCCAGCACGACCGCACCGCCGAACAGGCGCTCGTTCGAGTTCTGGCAATTAGCCATGTGAAACTCCTCTTTGACGTATAAAAGAAAACCCGCCGGAGCGGGTTATTTGGTTGGGAATGGCTATTCGCCGTAAGTGCAGGCGAACTGGAGTCGGAAGACTATTCGCCCTTCTTCTGTGAGCACCGGCGCGGGAATTGCGCCCATGTTCTGGATGTAGCCGACGCACTCGTCAGCCATGGGGTTGGCCTGGACGTAATCGACGATGCGCTGCACAGCATTAAGTGCGTCCTTGCGCTTATCTTTTGCGCCGACGACGTCAACTAGGACGTGATACTCGGATCCGAGATTGGTGCGGATATTCGAACCGCCGTTAGGCCTGAAGACCATCACGGCCTCGGCCAACTTCCCCGGGTCGTCGTACATCAGCTGCTGCACCGTGAAACCGGCTGTTAGCCCGGCATCGCCGAACATGTTGCGCACCCGCTCGTGCATCATGGGTGTCATAGCGAAAGCTCCTTGCGCATCACCGCGTCAACGTTATCACGCTCGTCATTTGCGCCTTTGGTCAGGAATTGCGGTTCACCGTGCGGATCCCAGTAGTTGCCCTTTCCTGTCCCGCCACCGAATTCTTTCGGTTTCTGCGGGCCGAACTCAGACCGGTTACTGGTCACGCCGAAGTGCGCGCGCGGCTGGCCTTTCAGCTTGCCTGACGCTTCGTGCACGTACGCGGCATAGTTGGCTGAGTAACCGATGCGCCCAGTGATGAGCACACCACCAGCGTCGATTTCCCGAAACTGGCTATTAATCAGAGTTGAGGTGTCGATCGGGGTGTAATAGGCTGCCCGGGCGCCGATGAGAATCATCGCCGACTGCAACGCACGGATTACCTTACGCCCCTTAACGTCGTTGATGACATCATTCAGGTGCTTCTTCGCCTGGCTTATGCCCTTCACTTTGATGCCCATGGCTACACTCCCGTCAGGATGGCGTAGTCATCCGCCAGGCGCTCGAACGTGTCGGCGTAGCGGATAACCTGCCTAACCTCGTCGGCACCGGCCGCAACCGGGTCAACCTCGGTCGATGCGCCAATCAGCAGGTAATCACCTGCGGCCGCCAGCGCGAACTCCGTCCAGACAGTGTTCTTAACGACGATTTCAGCGCCCAGACTGGCTAACTTCTTGCTGAGCCCGCCCTCGTAATCACAGAGTATTTGCTCAGGTTCGGCATAGCCTAGCGGGTCGCCGTATTCGTCATTGCCTTCCAGCTTGCGCCAGATGGTCGCCGTCGCGGTATAGCTCCAGTTCGCTACCGATGACATCAGCCCTCCTTCCAGCGCAGCACCTTCGCGCCAGTCGCCCGGATGCGCGGACAGTTAATGAACCACTCGCCGTCCGGTTTAACGTAACCGGTAGTCTCCCGCCCGGTGTCGGTCATCACCCAGACGCGGGTAAACGAACGAGGTAGCCCGTGCTTAACTGATTTGTACGTCATCAGCAGCCCCCAACCACCATGAACAGGCCGACGCTGTTACCAGCGCTGATCGGCAAGTCACCAGTGCATCCGCTGGTATCGAGCCGGTCCAGCGAGTCTCTCAGCCAGGTAATGCTGTCGTCGCCATATTCAAACGAGCGGGACGCGCCAGAAGGCGCACCCTGCGATTTGATGCGGCGCGCGCCGGACGACGTAGCCATAAGCGCGGCGGCGTACATCAGGATCAGCTTCGCGTTGCACTCGTCATAACCAGCACCATCAAGGCACGGTATGATTTTGTTCACCACGCAGAGGATCGGCGCAAGCAAGGTGTCAGGTATGGCGTACCCCAACTCAGCGAGGAAGCCTTTAATTTCTTCTGGCGTAAGCGGGGTTGCCATGGTTATTTCGCCTTTTTCTTCAGCTCGTCGATTTGTTTCTGAGCCTCGTCGAGGTCAGCCTGCAGCTTCGTGTTGTCAGCGGTCAGCGACTCAACTTTGCCATTGGCCTCGTCGAGGTCAGCCTGCAGCTTTTGCACGTCGGCAGGTGTCGCAACTTCCAGGACCTGGTCGCTTACCGGGATCGCTTTTCCTGCCAGCCACAGCGGGAGAGTCTCGACTTTGTAGACTTCACCCTTTTTCAGTTCGTGGCTGTCGTGGGTGAGCAACCATTTTTGTTCTTTACCAGCCATACGGCCTCCGTAAAAAAGATGGGGCCTAAGCCCCATGAATTATGCTTTGGTCAGCTGGGCGTAACCGGCCTGGCCATTCGCGTCGTGTTTGAACTGCGGCGCCGCAGCAGCCAGTACGGAGAAGACATAATCGTCTTCCGGATTCTGGCGAGCTTTCGGGCGCATGGTCATCGGCATGCCGTTGAGGATCTGCACGACGTCAGGACGCTTAACCACACCCAGCAGTTCGTTTTGCGGAACCTTCGAGGCCGGAACCAGCGCCGCAACACCAGGGATTTCCATGATGCGGGACAGGATGGTCTTCGGATAGTTGGCCGCGTAGTCGTTCACAGACGCATAGAACCAGTCTTTGTAGTTCACGTAGATGGTTACCGGGCCGTAGAAATTCTTGGACTGCAGCAGGCCAATCAGCGCGGAGATGGCGCCGACCCACTGAGCGCCGGTAGCGCCGTTCAGGTCAAGGCCATGCGTGCCGGTTGCGCGGTTTGGCGCAGTGCGCAGGCCGTAAATGGTCGCGCCTCCGACGTTGATGTTTGGATCGCCGTTAAGCACCATGTCTTCCAGCTTCTCAGCTACTTTACGCTGATGGTTGGAGATGGCGTCACTGTCCAGAGAGTATCCTTCAGTCTGCGCTGCCAGCATCTGGCGCCAGCCGAAAGTCAGCTCACTGTCGATGATCGGCAGCGGCGTGCCTTCGTAATCCATGACAGGCTGATCGCCCTTCGCCTTTCCGCGGCCATCCAGGCTGATGTTTACATCGCCGGAATCGGAAAGGGTCATGAAGTAGTGCACGATCTTACCGAGTGCCATCGGGCGGGAAACGCTGGCAGCCAGGTCATTAAACACTGACAGCACGTCGCGCTGAACGGTAATCGCAGAGCGGTCCCATTCGCCCCATACATCTCTCGGCAGCACGGAGGCGTTACCGACGAGGTCATCAAACGCAATGAACTGACCGCCAGCGTCGTTGACTGCAAAGCCATGCTGTGCAGCCATATTGCGCTGCATCATGTCCCAGCGACGGCGCGCGTTGATGATCAGCCCCTGCTGTTGTGGAGTAAACTTTAACATTCTTGTTTTCCTTATGCCTTGGCGTACGGAGTGGAGAGGATCACCACGTCGGCGAAACCTTCCGCCGCCAGAGTGCGCCCTGCTTTTTCGTCGAACGTTGCGACGACCTGGTTGCCGGTTGCGGCCGCTTTGAATACGCCGCCGGTACCGATGGTCAGCTCCTGACCTACCGTATAGGCTGCGGCAGCCAGGCGAACGTTGTATTCCTGCTCGCCTTCAACGCGGTACGCCACGCCGGTTTCATTGGCTGCGTATGCGGTGGTGATTGCCTGGCCGATGAAACGACGGTTGCCGAGAATGAGCCAGCGGCCGGTAGTATCAGCAGCTGCTGCCAATTTGCCTGATGCAATCTTCACTGCCACGCCTGGGTTAAGCGCCGCAGCGACCGGCAGGTTGATGGTTTCCGGCTCACGCTCGACCGGGCCACGATAGATGACGTTAGCCATTATTTTTTCTCCTGATCGATGCCAGCGTTGAGGTCGTAGTCTTTCCACTGGTCGTTTTCAGCATTGACCTGCTGGAAAGATGGGTTCAGACCAGTGCTGGTCTGGCACTGTGAGTACAGGTCGTTCAGCGCGTCGCCAGCCAGCGAGTTGATCGCCGCTTCGGTCATGAACGAGAATTTCGCTTTAACCGCATCTCGCTTGGTTTTCAGGTCGCTTTCTGCGTTTGCCTGCAGCTGAGATTTCAGCGTGCTGATTTCATCGGTAAGCGGCTTCAGAGCCAGATTCACTGCGGCAGTAATAGCATCGGAGTTAATCTGAGCCTGGCCCGGGTCGCCACCGCCATCTTTCTTCTGCATCTGCTGGTTGTAGGCATCCCAGACCTGATCGTCGGTCAGCCCCTCGGTTTTAACGCCTGCGGCATTGAGCGCCGCGATCATCTTCTCTTTCATCGGGTTTGTTTCTCCGTTGGTTTTGACTTCATACTCAGTTGGTTTGCGCACGACTTCTACTGGATCGCCGACAAGCGTTACGACCTTGTCAGAGATGAGGTACTTCTGGTCGAATAGCTTCGACTTGGCGTTTTCGCCACCCTCTTCGTAAACGAAATGGTCAGGCCATACGCTGACGACGTAGCGCCACTTTTTGTCGTCCTGCTTGATGGACATGCGCAGCGCCTGGTAAATGTCGTCGAATGACATCTCTGAAGCGTTGCTGATGAAGAACTTCACTTTGTTCCACCAGCCGTCTTTCATGCTGTTGGCGGCATCAATGAGGCTCGTCGTTTCAACATCGGCCTCTTGCCCGTCAGCGTTGACGAACATGCCAACACCTTCATCCGGCGTGCCAGCGCCTGGCTCGTCGAGCAGGATCGCGATGTGGTCGAACTGCATGTTGTGAGCGACCCAGGAGTATTTCTTCTGCTTCGACTCACCTGCCTTTTGCTCTTTATTCAGCAGCAGACCGGTAGAAACATGAATGGGGTCGGCGTTATTGCCGGAAATCATGTCGTCCAGGCGCTGAATAAGGCGCTTACCGTCAGGCTTGGTATCTGCCACGGCCTTATTGACGTAAACATCCATCACGACCTTGTCGTTGGCCTTGCTGACGTTCTGAGCCCATGCCCCGGCGTAGTAATCGTTGACCGCCTGCGGGTCGTTGGCGCTGACGTATTTGCCGTTCACCATCGGATGACCGATCGGCATTAACTTGCGCTCCATCGTCTGGTAGCTGTTGTTAATCTCCTCCGCCGGGTACAGGCCGCCATTCATAACGATGTCATCGACGATCGGGACCGCACCACGAATGACGTAGTGTTCCTGGTCGTTGATGGTGGTCGTTGAGATGTTGGAGGCGTTGATGGCGAGGGATTTAACGTGGATGCTGGATAGCTTCACGTTGCGTCCTCTGTTTAGATTTTTCGTAACATTGGCGCTCTACAGCACCAGGGGAAATAGTCCAGCGCAGTTACGCACTGATAGCTCAATGTTCGACTGCAACCGCAGCACCAATAAACGGTCATGCAGCCTCCTTTGCGGTCCACTGCTTACGCTCTTTCGCCAGCTTATCAGCCAGCCCCTCGTTGAAAATGCTGCCGTCGTCGTTGAGCAGCGCCGGTATCTGGCTGCAATAGCAGTTGTACCGGTTACCGTTCTCGGCGTAGAAGTCCCGCACCTCTTCGGTGGTGTAGACCTTGCCGTGACGGCTGGCGTGCCAGGTGCGCGTCGTTGGTTTGAGCGCTGACAGCCACAGCAGGCCAGTATTCAGCCCAAGCCGGTCAGCGGCCCAGTCGGTTTCGTTCCATTGCGCCTGCCGCAGCGCGCCGACCTGCTCAGTCTGAGCGATGGTCTTAGCCTTCGACATCGACACATCGAGACGCTTGCTGATGACGCCGGCTGTCTCGCGAGGATTCACGCCACGCGCTACCGCATCGGTGATGATGTTGGTTAAATCGCCGCGGGCGGTGTCACTGATGACCTTCCAGTCACTAAACGTTGTCAGCCTGGCAGCCGCCACCTGATTAAGGTGACCGGGACTGCTTAAGAGCTGCTGTATCGTCGTCTGACTGGTGTACACCTGCGACTGCTGCGAGAGGTTATTGAAAGCCTCCAGCGTGCCGCGCTGCGCTTCTGCAACGACGTAATCCATCGCCCACAGGTTTTGCTCGCCACCCTCCAGCAGGTAATCGTCGAGAATCGACTGCACCGCTTTCAGCAGTTCAGCCAGTTCCTGTGCCGACATGTCGTAGATGAACTTGCCTGCGTTGACCTGGTAGAGTCGCATGTCCTCGCCGTGGTCATGGCAAAGGAAGTGCCAGTAATGGCTGTTTACCTCACGCTCTCTCCCGATAAGGCGCTGGTCGAACAGAGCTTTCAGCGCGCGCTTGATGCCGAGATACCGCTCTTCGATATCCCGGTACATCGCGGTTACCTGCTTTGCCGATCGGGTCGGGTCAACCTTGCTGCGCGGAACTATCGGCAGCCCCACCTTTGCCGTCTGTTCTGGTGTCATCGGCCAGTGGATCATCGGTAGTCACCTTCTCGTCCGGTTTCGGTGGTTCTTTTGGCTCCGGTAGCGGGTCAAGACCAACAACTTCGCGCAGCTCATTGGCTG